CCTATAGCATCCACCGGCGGCTTCTCTCCCAGCCAGGCCGAAGACCGGTTCTGGCCCAACGGAGCAAGCAATCCGCCGTTGAAAACAACGACGTGTTCAAAAGTTCCGTTTGTGAAACGGAAAATCTGACTATTTATCACTGCAACCGTTGGGTGTAGGTAGGACTTTCCCACACTTAAGCTCCATCCGACCTTTTTTACCAGGTCACTCCAAGTTCCATATTCTAACTTATCCGCCAAGCTTAGAATATCGTCACCGTTGATCAAAACAGGCAACGACTTGAGAAAAGTTTTCCTCCCAAGTTGTCGTAGGAACTTGCTCCAAGGCATACCGTGGTTGGCGTACTGTGAAAGATAGTGACTAATCACCCAGACACAGAAATTAAAGACACAAAGAACCGGGAAGGATAAAAGAGAGCCCATCAGTTGCCCTCTAACCTGTCGCCGGGAATGGCCTTCGTATTGGATCCAATTGTCGGTCAGGGAGTTCAAAGCCTCCTGATAGAAACGGTGGAATGGAGCACCGTCCTTTTCGTTCTCGGGGTAACAAGCCTCGAGCATCGTCCGAACAATCGTGCGGGAGATCTCAGACTCTACATTGTCTGTCGCCGCCGAAAAGTCTCCAGAGTTAAGGCAGAGCCCTTTGCCCTCTTTCAACTTCGATCCAAAACGCGAGTTCAAGTGGTCAGCCTGAACCCACTCGCCAGTCAGAACAAACGGAGGCAACTGCCGAAGCCTCTTATGGAGGGATTGCTGGAATGGCTTCAGCAAACCCCTCTCCACATGAGTCGAGGTGACAACTCTCGCCTTAAGTGGATCTGACACCACAGTCGCCTTTACAACGTCAACCGCCTGGTTACGGAAACCTTTCGACCCTCGCGGGCCGGTCCTTAATGGAACTCTGAGTGGGTCTCGATAGCGCGGGTCGCCCCGAACCTCTACTACTCCACCCAAAGGACCCTCAACCCAGTCTACTAGCTCTGAGTCGAGAGGTGCTATCCGAGCACCTAGAGTGAGCAACTCACCCCGGGCACCACCTCGCTGCCGCGAAGTCGTAACAGTCGACGAGGTAGCCATCACGAGGTCTGACCAACTAGTAGGACAAGAACCCCGCGGAAACAAAACCCTCGTAATCTGCTCAACCTTTTCGAGCAAGCCCGAATCGATTGTCCGAATATCACCTTCCGTGGTGAGAGCATCTGCATGCTTCCTCATGCTCACTGTCACCAGTGGCCCACGGAGATCTGGCATGCTCTTCTTGAGAGCAAGAATTCCACCCGCCCACCAAATAGCCTCCCGGTCCGAAGATCGGTACAAGCGGTTCTTTAGGAAGCGGCCCCAAGCGGCGGGAAAGAGGAAGAAGAATCGCTTCTCTCTATCCCAAACAACACAGTCTGAAAGACACTCGATAGAAACTGGTGGTAAGTCAGCTCCTAGAGCGACAGCCATCGGAATGGCCGTGAGCTCCTTCACCAGACAGACCAGATCCTCATAGGAAAACCTGGCAAGTCTGGCCCTGAGAGTAACGGACGGGTTAACCTTAACCGCCGATACGCCCTCAGGTTGAAGACGGTATCCCCCAGATTGGAGAAGTCTCTCGATCGAACAAACCAACGCTTCGATCAATTCAAGAGAGTACTTCCCCATAGGGTGGTGCTTATCCCCTACACCATAGGGGGCCTTCAAATCAGTTGAATCGTCTTTAAAGGCGCACATAGTAAGTCTTAAC